AATACTCAAGGCCTGGTAATTTGCATAAATACTATCATAGGATGGTATTATGGCAACTGAAACATTAGATCAAACATTAGAAACAAAAAAACAAGAAGTATTTGATTACATCAAGTTACAATTAGGTGAAGGCATAATTGATACTGAACTTGATGCAGATCACTATGAAAGTGCCTATCAACGTGCAATTGGTGTTTATCGACAAAGAGCTGAAAATGCTTTTGAGGAAAGTTACAACTTTCTTACTCTAAGAGAAGACACAAACGTATACACCTTGCCAAGTGAAATAATGACTGTACGTCAAGTATTTCGCAGAACCATTGGTTTTAGCAATGGTGGCGAAGGATCAGCTTTTGAACCATTTAGTTCAGCTGCACTTAATACATATTTGCTAAATGGCAATCAAATGGGCGGACTTGCAACATATGATTTTTATTCACAGTATGTAGAGCTTACTGCTAAGATGTTTGGTGGATTTTTAAACTATAATTTTAACAGTGCAACTAAGCAAATTACATTGATGCGAGATATAAAAGGTTCAGGCGAAGTTGTGCTTCTTTGGTGTTATAATCTACGTCCAGAAGTTCAGTTGTTAACTGACTTTTCTACACAACAATGGATAAAAGATTACATGATTGGTAATTGTAAACTTATAATTGGCGAGGCTAGAGAAAAGTTTGCTACTATTGCTGGACCGCAAGGCGGTACTGCTCTCAACGGTGCACAAATGAAAGCAGAAGGATCTGCTATCATGGATGCAAAAATTGAAGAACTTAAAAATTATGTTGATGGATCGCAACCACTTACTTGGGTAATTGGCTAATGCGAGCAGAAGAGTTTATCACTGAACACGAAATGGTGTTCAGTAGAACTGGCAACAAATTAAAAACAAAATGGCGTTGCACAAGTGGTGCACGACGTGGCCGTGTTGTTGGCAATGCCAAAGATTGTGATAGTCCTATTGATCAAAAGCGTCGAGCACAAATGAAAGTGACTCGTAAGACCAAAAGTAAACAGGCAGCACGTAAAGCCAAAAAAACAAAACGTGTAAATCCAGCAAGTAAACTGTTAGGAATGCTCAACAAGATTCGCAAACAAACTGTTTCATCAGGCGGAAAAGTAAAGAGTGCATACAAGCCACCAAAGACAAGCCTAAAAGGCACAGTTGGTACAAAGAAAACAGTGAAACCAAGAAAATAGGTTGACATCGACTGGTATCCTGCTATAATGATAACATGGATATTATGATAGATATAGAAACTGTAGGCACAGGACCTAATGCCTGTATTCTTACAATAGCAGCACAAACCTTTGATCCTTTCAGTGTTGGGTACCATAAACAAGATTACTATGCAAGAGTCGATGTTGATAGTCAACCAGATAGAGAAGTTGATGATGCTACTGTAGAATGGTGGGCAACACAACCACAACAAGCACAAGACGAAGCATTCTCTGAAGAAGGCAGAATACCACTTAAAAAAGCATTAGAAGAACTGAGTAAGATATGTTTTCATTGCAATCTGACGTGGGCCAATGGTACAACATTTGATATGGTTATATTAGAAAATGCAATGAAACAACTAGGCTTGCCTATACCTTGGCAGTTCTGGAATGTGAGAGATGCAAGAACTGTTTATAGTTTATATCCTGATTTACCTAAGCCACGTGCAAGTCATCATGCACTTGAAGATTGTAGAAGGCAGATAGATTTGTTACAACAAACAATAAAACATTTAAAAGTAACTGGACTTAAATGATAATAGGAATTTGCGGACTTATAGGAAGTGGCAAAGGCACAGTTGCCGATATCCTTGTGGAGCAAGGATACAAAAAAGTAAGTTTTGCTGACAAATTAAAAGACGGTGTTGCTACTATATTTGGTTGGGACCGAGATATGTTGGAAGGCGATACAGACCAAAGCAGATCTTGGCGTGAGAAAGAAGATGATTTTTGGACCAAAGAAACAGGTAGAACAATTACTCCAAGAATAGTGCTACAAGAGTTTGGGACTGAATGTATGCGAGATGGTTTCTATAATGGAGTATGGGTAAGTTTGTTAAAGAAACACATGATTGACAATCCTGGCAACTACGTCGTTCCTGATGTGCGTTTTCGTAACGAACAAAACATGATACGGGATCTCAATGGTGAAATTTGGCAAATCAAACGAGGCGAGGATCCTGAATGGTTTGAGAAAGCAATATTTGATAATGCCAATCCTGACACAAGTAATCTAATGATTGATGTGAACATACACGAAAGTGAATATAAATGGATAGACGTAAATACTAAATTTAATTGTATATTACAAAATAACGGCACTGTAGATGATTTAAAAGATCTAGTCCTCGATCAAATCGCCAACACGCCAAGGTAGTTCAAGTTTAGTAATTTCAACACTGCAATTTAAACAAACATTTCTGAGATTTGTTAAGTCACAGTTATTCAAATCACCATCCATATGAAATACTAAAATCTGTGCTCCGCTTTTTGCATAAAAGCCACATCTATCGCAACTTTGCTTTTTCTTAAATCCACTTTTCATCCAACGAGGAGTCTTTGGACGCATCTTCCTTTTTTGTCGAATACAACTGTCGCATCTTGTGCGATAGTGTGTTTTATTTTCTTTGATATAGTTGATTGCCACTAACCTACGGTTACAAGCACTGCAAATAGGCCTATTCATACGGGTATTTAGTAATATAAACCTTTGCAAAGGGCACTATATCAAGCAAGAAAATGGATATTCTTATAAATATCAGTAAGAAGATTTTAACACAGAGGAAGTGAAACATGGCACTAACATCACCAGGCGTAGAAGTTACCATAATAGACGAAAGTAATTATCTACCAGCCGCAACGAATTCAGTCCCTTTTATTTTGATAGCAACTGCTCAAAATAAAGTAAGTGGAGCAGGAGTAGGAGTAGCCGCAGGTACAACGGCAGCGAATGCAAATAAACCTTACCTGATAACATCACAAAGAGATTTATCTGCAACATTTGGTACTCCTTTCTTTTATAGCACAGCCGCAGGAACAAGCATTAACGGATACGAACTAAATGAATATGGTTTATTAGCAGCCTATTCAGCACTTGGTATTAGTAACAGAGCTTATGTACAAAGAGCTGACATTGATCTAAGTCAACTTACTGCTACTACAGTAAGACCAACTGGAGATCCAGCAGATGGTGCATATTGGTTTGATACAGGTATAAGTGCATATGGTGCATTTGAATGGTCATCAACTACAAATGTTTTTACAAACAAGGTGCCAACTGTAATAACAAACGTAGCAGATTTAGTAGGCGGTGTATCAAGTGGTGTTCCGTTAGATTCAATTGGTAGTATCGGCGACTATGCAATTAATACTACTAATACAAGCAATCCTATGTATTATAAGTCACCAGGAAATAGTGCCGCTAGTGTTACTGCAAATTCATGGGTATTGGTTGGAAGCGACAGTTGGAAAAATTCATGGCCAACAGTAATTGGTACTGCTACCAATCCAACAATTACTGCTGGTAACAGTATGGTTATCAATGATACAACTGTTACTGCCTCAGGAACTACATTAACATCACTTGCAAGTGACATAAACACTGCTTCAATAACAGGTATTACTGCTCTTGTAAGTTCTGATAACAAATTAGAAATTTATGCAGATAGTACTGCAGCCAATGATGGTTCTACCGACGATGGCAATGGTATTGCAATGATCGATGATGGAAACAACTCAACATTGTTAACTGAAGTTGGAATTGCAACAAGTACTTCAAGAGGTGATAAGCCTTATTATGCACCAGTTGTGCATTTTGGACCAAACTATAGCAATCCACAATGGCAGAGTTTTGATACAGAGCCTCATCCAACAGGTTCAGTTTGGTTTAAAACAAACAATGTTAACCTTGGTGCAAACTATGTTATCAAAGAGTATGCGTCAGCAACAGACTCATTTACAACAATAAACAATCCGCTTTATGCAAATGATCAAAGTGCATTGAAAGCATTAGATCCAGCAAATGGTGGAAGTGCTATCGCAACTGGTGCTTTGTACTCTCAGTATGACGTAACAGAAAACACTACTTACACAACAAAGTTTTTTAGTCGTTATAGCACAGGAGCAACTCTTGTAACTGGTACAACAACTACACCAACATTTACTGGTTCAGACGAATTTACAATTCAAGCAAGTGCAAAAAACAGTGATACACTTACTACTGCGGTTACTGCTACATTAGGTGGAACAACTGCTGCTGATTTTGTTGCAGCTTTTACTGCCGCAAATGTTGCTAACACTACTGCAAGAGTATTAAGCACAGGTGCAATACAAATTGAACACACACAAGGTGGTGTGATTGTACTTAAAGATACCACTGGAACACCAGTTGCAGACGCAGGAATTAGTACTTCGGTAACCACAGGACAGGTTAGATCAGGTAACAACAGTGATTTAATTTTAAGTAACTGGATTCCATTAGGATACGGTTCAACTCCAGTGTATACAGCAAGCTCAACTGCACCAAGTATTGATCCAGCAGATGGAACATACTGGTACTACAGTGATACTTCAGCAGTTGATATAATGATACAAGATGGTGGAACATGGAAAGGTTACCAAAACGTAACTAGTGATGCTAGAGGTTTTGATCTAAGTACAACTTCACCAGATGGTCCAATTATAAGCTCAACTGCACCAACAAAGCAGAGTGATGATAGTGCATTAGTTTATGGTGACATATGGATTTCAACTGCTGATTTAGACAGTTGGCCTCAAATTTATAGATGGCAAAGTGTAGACTCAGTTGATCAATGGGTACTAATTGATAACTCAGATCAAACAGGACAAAATGGTATACTTTTTGCAGATGCTCGTTGGGCCGGTAACGGAACCACAGATCCAATTACAGATGATTATCCAACAATTAAATCGCTATTGACAAGTAACTATGTGGATCTTGATAAACCAGATCCTACATTATATCCAACTGGAATGCTATTATACAACACAAGACGTTCAGGATTTAATGTAAAGTCTTTTCAGGTAGATTACTTTAATGCACAGGATTTTCCATTTTCTACTTATGGTGCATTGCCTACAGTAAAAGATGCTTGGGTCAGTGCAAGTGGTAATCAATCAGATGGTTCTATGTATGGAGGTAGAAAAGCAGTTAGAAATATCGTAGTGCAAGCTCTTAAAGCATCAGTTGATGCTACACAAGAACTACGTGAAGAGCAAAAGATATTTAACTTGCTTTGTTGTCCAAACTATGAAGAACTAGCTTCAAACCTAGTAGCACTAAACAATGAGCGTAACAACACAGGATTTATCCTAAGTGATACTCCAATGCGTTTAGAGGACACAGGCACTGCTATTACCAATTGGGCAACCAATGCAAATGGTGATGGACTTACAACTGCTGATCCATACTTTGGTGTGTTTTATCCAAGTTGTCAAACAACAGACTTATCTGGACAAACAGTTGTTGCACCTGCAACACATATGATACTAAGAACTGTGATACGTTCAGATGATGTAGCATTTCCTTGGTTAGCACCTGCTGGTACACGACGTGGTACTGTTGATAATGCTAGTCAAATTGGATATGTAAATGCTCAAACAGGCGAGTTTGTTCAAACTGCGGTAAGACAAGGGTTGAGAGATACACTATATGAAAACAGTATAAATCCAATTACTTTTATTCCTGGATCAGGTATACTTAACTATGGTAACAAAACAACATTTACTGGTAGTTCACTTGATAGAATAAACGTTGCAAGACTTGTAGCATTTATTAGAGGTAGACTAGAAACAATTGGTAAAAACTTTGTTTTTGAACCAAACGATCAAACTACACGTGATGAGATCAAGAATGCTATTGAGAGCTTGATGATTGATCTTGTAGCAAAACGTGGAATTTACGATTACTTGGTTGTATGTGACGATAGCAACAACACACCAGCTAGAATTGATGCAAACGAACTATACGTTGATGTAGCAATTGAGCCGGTGAAAGCTGTTGAGTTTATCTTTATACCAGTTCGAATAAAGAACACAGGTGAAATTGCCGCTGGTAATGTTGCAAGTGCGGCTGCGGTAACATAAGAACAAGAAAAAACTTAAAATGGAGCTTCGGCTCCATTTTTTTGTGGTCAAAAATAGATAAATAAAATTATAATAAGGAGAATTATAAAATGGCCGTATCATCGCTAACAAGAATGACAGTTCCTTTGGCATCAGACCAATCAAGTCCAACTCAAGGACTGTTAATGCCAAAACTAAAATACCGCTACCGTGTG